CCATGTTTGAAACCATTCCAGAAGTTTTCAGGGCGAAGCTTGATGCCGCCCTCTCGAAACCCCTTTTGCTCTCGCCGGGATCCTTTGAGCTCGTGCGCAGCGGAGGCGCTTTCCGTGCGGCTGCAGGCTCCCCCTTCGGCACCCAGACCACCACAGGCTACCTGCTGCAAGACCGCGTGGCGGTGATCGCCATCGAAGGCCCCCTCTCTCAGCGGGCCTGGTCCTGCTTTGGGATGCTCTGCGAGGGCTACGACTCCATCCAGCGTCGTGTGTTCTCCGCGCTGCAGGACGAGCGCGTGGGGGCCATCGTCCTAAAGATCGACTCCCCCGGTGGAGAGGTCGCTGGGTGCTTTGATGCGGTGCGCGCCATGCGGCAAGCCTCGCTCAAGGCCGGCAAGCCCATGGTGGCTTACGCTGACGAGCTGGCAGCCTCAGCGGCCTACGCCATAGCCTGCGCGTGCGAGAAGATCGTAGTCCCAAGCACGGGCGTGCTGGGGAGTGTAGGGGTCATCACGAAGATGATGTCCTACTCACGCCAGCTCACGGAAAACGGGGTTGATGTGGCCGTGGTGACGTCTGGAGCCGAAAAGGCCGACGGCAACCAACTGGCTCCTCTCGACCCTGAAGCCGTCGCACGCACGAAGGCGATGGTGGACGACATTGCGAAGATCTTCGCGGAAGAAGTCTCGCTCGCCAGGGGCATGTCCATTGAGGACGTGTTGGCCCTAGAGGCGGGCCTGCGCACGGGCGCGAAAGCCGTTGAGGCGAAGCTTGCGGACTCGGTTGGTACGCTCGAGAGCGCCATCGAGCTCGCGCGCTCGCTGATCCCGGCTTCATCCGTCGCCAACACCCAACCCTCAACAAGTTCCCGCGCTGACACCGAAACCCAGCGCAAAGGAGAAACGAAAATGGAATCAGTGATTCTGGCGCTGGGTCTGAAGCCTGGTGCCGCCGAGGACGAGGTCGCGAATGCGGCCCGCGCCAAGGTCGCAGCTCTAGGCGCAGTCCGAGAGCTGACGGGTACGAAGACCGATGCCGAAGCCCTCGGCGTCATTGACGGCTGGAAGGCCGAGGCCCGCAAGGGTTCCGAAGCCCTCCAGGAGCTCGCAGCCTACAAGGCCGAAGAGCGCAAGACCCTGCTGGACGCAGCAGTCAACGATGGCCGCATGTCCCCCGAGGAACGCCGTCTGTTCGACACGGACAAGTTCTACTCGAGCATGCCCATCGAGTCCCTGAAAACCTCGCTCAGCGTCCGCACCGCCAAGGTCCCGATGGCACACGTTGCTGCAGAGGCGCCTGCCGGGTCCTCCGTCGTGTCTCTGACCGACGAGGAGCGTGCAGTCGCCAAGCAGATGGGGCTGACCGAAGCCCAAATGCTCGCCTCCAAGCGGGCCACCATTGAAGGAAAGAAGGCCGTCTGATGAGCTCTCTCTCAAGCGAACGCTCCACCAAGAAGCGCGGCTGCGAAGTGTTGGCCGAAACGATCAACGTGCCTCTCGCGGCCTCCACCAAGATCTTCAAAGGCGCCATCGTCACGCTCGACTCCTCTGGCAATGCCGTCGCAGGCGCAGCCTTCGGAGCCAACATGCGCGGCCTCGGTCGCGCCACCGAGACCGTGGACAACAGCTCAGGCCTCGCAGGAGCCCTGAGCGTAGACGTCGAGCGCGGCGTGTTTCTCTACGCCAACAGCTCCTCCACCGATGCACTCACCAAGGCAGACGTGGGCTCGGACTGCTACATGGTCGACGACCAGACCGTTGCCCGCACCGACGGTGCAGGTCTGCGCGGTGTCGCAGGCACCGTGATCGAGGTCACCTCCTCGGGTGTCTGGGTCGAATTCGCAGGCAAGGCCTCGGGCGCCCTTGAGGTCAAGCTCGCCGCTGGCGAAGACCTCTCCACGCACCAGTACAAGCTGGTGAAGGTCCACACGGACGGCACCATCATGCGCGCAGGCGCAGGCGAAAAGGTGTTCGGCGTGCTGCAGAACGCTCCCGCAGCCGCGGCGCTCGCAATCGTACGCACGGCAGGCCCCTCGCTGGTGAAAGCCGACGCAACCGGGTTCACCCGAGGCGATGCGATCTCCTCCGCCGCTGGCGGTCTTGCTCGCGCATCGACCAACCAGGCCACCGGCCTCGGCCACACGGTCACGAACGACGCCTCCAGCGCCACGGACCCGCTCCTTGGTGCCTACGTGATCGGCATCGCGATCGAAACCGCAGCCGCGTCGGCCACCAAGCAAATTCTCATCACCCATGCCGGGGCAGTCGCTCACACGGCTGTCTGAGGTCAAGACACCATGAACGTTACACCCCAAGCGCTCAACGCAATTTTCACTGGCTTCAGCACCGAGTTCCAAAGAGCCTACGATGCTGTCCAGCCGATCTGGCCCCAACTGGCCTCGCGCATCACGTCCACCGGGAGCCGCACCGTGCACGGCTTCCTCGCCAAGCTTCCACGCATGCGCGAGTGGCTCGGTGACCGTGTGATTCAGAACGCGGAAACCCACGCGCACACGATCGAGAACAAGAACTTCGAGCTCACGTTTGCGGTGAGCCGCAACGACATCGAGGACGACAGCATCGGCGTCTACTCTCCAATCATCCAGGCCTACGCACAGCAGGTGGCGCTCTACCCAGACGACCTGCTTCTCACGGCCCTGATGGATGGAGAATCGACCGTTTGCTACGACGGCCAGTACTTCTTCGACACCGACCACCCCGTCAACAAGTACGACTCCAGCTCTGCGTCCCAGCAGAACTACTGGTCGAGCGGCAAAGCCCTCAGTGCCGCAAACTACACCGCCGTCCGAGCAGCAATGCGCGGCTTCAAGGGCGAGGATGGCAAGTCCCTCCGCGTGAACCCCAAACTGCTCGTGGTGCCTCCTCAGCTCGAGGAAACCGCCAAGCGCATCGTGATGGCCGACAACACGGACAACACCGCTGGCACGGCAGGAATCACCAACGTGAACAAGGGCACCGCGGAAGTGCTGGTCATCGAGGACCTCGCAGACGAGGCCACGACCTGGTACCTACTGGACACCACGAAGCCCGTGAAGCCCTTCGTCTTCCAAGAGAGGCAAGCGGCACGCTTCTTCTCGGACACCTCTCCCGACTCGGAGAGCGTGAAGATGAAGCGGCAGTTCATGTTCGGCGCAGACACCCGCGGCAACGTGGGACACGGCCTCTGGTTCTTGGCTGCCAAGGCGGTTGGTTGATGCTGGCGCAAGTACGCTGCAAGCTCTCTGCAGGCATGCGTCGCTGCGGTATCACCTGGTCCAACAGCGTTGTGACGGTCGAGCTGAGCGAAGAGCAACTCGCCGTGCTCAGCGCAGACCCTTCCTTCGAGGTGCGCGATGCGTCTGGCGCCAGCATCCAAGCGGCGGAGACGGCAGAAGCGGGCAGCTCTAGCCCACCGAGCGAAGAGCTTGAAGAAGCTCTGCGCGATGCCGTCGCCCGCATCGAGGCCTTGGAGGCCCAAGTCTCCGAGCTCACCGCCGAGAACAGCGAGCTCTCCAGCAAGCTCGAAGAAGCCTGCACCGAGAGAGACCAGCTCCTCGCCAAGTAACCGGTCCTTCCCTCCCAGGAAAAGCACCCACGTCCAATGACAGCTTACGCAACAACGACCGACCTGACGAGCCGCGCCCCTGAGAAGTTGCTTGCCAACGTGCCCCTGCACGAGCAAGAAGCCGCGTTGGAAGACGCTTCTCGGGAAGCCGACTCGTACCTCTGTGCCAGGTACACGGTGCCGTTGGTGACCTGGACGTCGGACTTCACGAGCAAGATCTGCGACCTTGCCATCTGGAGGCTTGCCTCCAAGAAGCAAGCTGCCGCCACCAACAACCCGGTCCTTCGCATCAATCGAGACGATGCCATCTCGTGGCTTCGTGCCGTGTCCAAAGGCACGGCTTCGATCGGAGGCACCAACACCGACCCATCCCCCTCGCCCGCTCCCAGGGTGACCACTGGAGAGTCTCGGGGATGGTGAGGTTTCACCTGGAGCTCGACGCTACCGAGCTCGTACAAGCCACAGAGCGCTTGAGCTCTGCCCTGGACCGCGAGCTCCACGAGGCGCTTGACCAGGCCGTGAAGTGGGGTGCCGAGAAGGCACGCAGCGAACACGCCTTCAAGAACCGCACCGGCAGCCTAGAAGCCTCGATCGAAGGGACCACCCCCGTGGGGAAGTTCAGCGACGACACCCTTCAGGCCTCGGTGTCTGCCGGGGAAGATTACGCCTCATTCGTGGAGGCCAAGAAACCTTTCTTGGAGCCTCTGCGCGAGGAGATCAACACCGAGCTCGGCCAACGCGCCCAAAGCGCCCTGGACCGTGCCGTGAGCCGTGCGGGCTGGTGAGCTGTGCCGGGTCTGGCAGACATCGGCGCCGCGCTCCTGACGCAGCTTGAGACCCTTGGCCCTGAGGGGACTGGGGCTTTTGCGACGGTGGGATGGTTCGCGGGAGAGGTCCGGCAAGAGGGCGTGGACCAGGAGCTGCTGGGCAACAGCCCGGCCATTCTGCTTGCCCTTGAGACGGACGACCTTGTGGAGTCCGAGACGATTCGCACCATGGCTAAGCCCACCTCGATGGTGGTTAGTCGTGCTGTGTGGCGCGTCTACGTGATCGTAGAGACCCCCAAGGGTGAGACCGAGGCAGCGCAGGGAGACAGCTCCGATGCTGGCTTCTTGGGTCTTCTGGACAAGGTCTCAAAAGCCATCGTGGGCTTCGACCTGCCTGGACTTCTGCGGGAACGCGTGGAGTACCTGGGCCGAAGACCGATCTACATCCAGCGCGGGGTGACATACGTGTACGCGGTTCGGCTGGCCACGAAGTACGTGGTTGATCTGAACGACGACGCGGAAAGCGCAGCAGGCTTGCCCGAGCTCCTGAACCTCGTGGGCGAGATTGATCTCGACGATGCCGACGGCGTGACCGTCGACGCATTCAGCCAATTCGAAACTCCCTGACCAAGGCGAGAAGACAATGCCAGCAATGATTCGAGTGCGCGCAGTGCGTGACCTCAAGGTCGCACGCGTCGACGAGAACGGCGCCACCGTGATGGGGCGCTACGTAGGAAGAGAACCCGATGGGAGCCCCATCGCAGAAGGAGTCCTCGTGCCCGAAGACAGCTACCACGTGCGAGCCATTCGCCGCGGTGAGCTTGAGCGCGTGCCAGAGAATCAAGAGGTGAAGTCGTGAGTGTCAATGTCGTTGGCCTCGCGGCCTCTCGCAAGACTCCAGGCGTCTACCTCTCGGTCATCCTGGGAGGGCCTGGCACCAGCGCTGGAGCCGCACCGCTCTCCATTTGCTGTGTCGGCAACATGATCGCCACAGCGATCACAGGCAGCTCCCCGAGCTTCACCATCGCAGCAGGCACCGAGCAGGCCTCTGGCACTGCCAACGAGACCCCGGTGCAGGTCTTTGACAAGGACGAAGCGGCCTCGAAGTTCGGCAAGGGTTCGGAGCTGCACCTCATGGCGGCAGCGGTCTTCGCGCAGTACCCAGACGCCATGCTCTACTGCTGCCCTGTCGCCGAAGGCAGCGGCGCAGCCAGAGCCGCGGGCACCCTGGTGTTCACGACCACGGCCACGGGCAGCGGCACGCTGCGGCTCATCATCAACGGCGTAAACATGGAGATCGGGGTGCTCTCGGGTGACACGGTCTCCGCGATTGCCGGGGCGGTCTGCCAGAAGATCCTGGACAACACCGACCTCTTGCCTGTGACGGCGGAGTTCTCGACCGGCACGGTGACCTTCACCGCCAAGCAAAAGGGCACCCGCGGGAACAACATCCTCCTCCGCGCCTACTGGGTGAATGGCACCACGGTCACCAAGATTGGCACCTCGACGGCGAGCGGCTTCGGCACCTCGGCAACGATCGCCTCCGCACTCACCTTGGGTGCCACGGCGGACAGCATCACCAACGCCCTCGCGGCAATGGCACCGACGCTCTACGACCGCATCGCCATCGCGCACGACGATTCCACGAACGGCGGCCTGCTCAGAGACCACCTCGACTCGATGGCCGGCGTCACCACGATGCTCTGGGCTCAGGGCGTGATGGCTGTGTCCGCGGCTCCTGGAGCCACCCAAACGATCACCGCCGCAATGAACGCCTCGCGCGTCCAGGTCGTAAGCCAAGAGAAGGCGGAGATGACGACTGGGGAGATCGCGGCCCAGGCGGCTGCGGCGCGTCTCGCTGGTGACTCCATCGTGGGCGGGTCGATCACAGGCGAGGCTTCGGATCCTGCCTGCAACCTCGACGGCGTGATGCTCAAGACCATCAAGGTCCAGGCTCTCGCCAGTGACATTCCGACGCCAACCGAGATCGAAACCCTCCTGAACTATGGCGCCACGCCGCTGGTGCCTTCGCCCAACCACCCGGGCTACGTGCAAATTCCACGAAGCATCACCTCCCGGCACAAGTCGGGCGCAAGCTTCAACTACGCGGTGCTGGACACCTCCGAAGTGACCATCGTCGACTACGCGGCCCGGCAGATCCGGAACGATCTGACGATCACCTTTGCGGGCTACAAACTGGCGAGCGATTCAGAGGACGACGCACAGAACCCGATCTCGCAAACAGCCACGCCGAAGGACATCAAGGCTCGGGTGCTGTTCAACCTCTTCCAACTGGAATCGAGGGGAATCATCCGCAACGTCACCGCGCACCTGCCGGAGCTGGTGGTCGAAGAAGACCCGGTCACTCGCGGGCGCGTGAACATGAACATTCCCATTGAGCCGATCCCGGGCCTCCACGTGATGGGTGGCAACGTGCGGCAGGTGAGCTGACCATGTCGACCGAGTACTCAAAGCCTTTTCAGATCTCCGTCGACGGCAAGCCTCTCCTGGAGGCCATGAGCGTTGACGACGACATTTCCTCCGAGGACAAGCCCGTCAAGACTCTGGCCAAGGGCCTTTCGGGATTCTCCGATGGAGCCGCGAGCTGCAAGGTCTCGATCAAGAGCGCGGTGCCTCGCGCTGGCTACGAGGTGGATTTTGCGAACTACGTCGCAACCCACAAGACCTGCACGATCCAGGTGCGTGGCGCGGGGAAGCTTACCACCTACGTGGGGCGCTTTCTCACCACCAAGTCAACCAGCTCGGTGGACAACCCCAACGAAGCCACGGCTGAGTTTGAGGGGTCCTTCCAGTCGCGCGTGGCAATCTGATGGGCTACGAGATCGAAAAGCTCTTCAGCGTGGTCTCCAGGCCATGCAAGACGCTGGACTTTCCGGGCCCACGCGGAGAGTCCAAGGACGGCTCACCCAAGCTCCGTGTAGCGCTCTGGGCCCTCACCCACGGCGAGACTCGGGCGGCGCACACCGCAGCCCTGGTGTGGCTCATCAAGGGCTCTGGGCTCTCGGTCGATCACCTGGCCCACGACGCTGGATGGTTGCTCGAGGACGAGAAGAAGGTGCAGATCCTCTTCCGCGCCCTGAGGGACCCAGAGCAGCCCGAGAGGGCCTTTGCGCCCACGGTGGAGATGCTCCGCGATGGGCTGACATCGGACGAGCTTCAGTCCCTGTTCAACGAATACCTCACCTGGCTCGATGCGCGCAGTCCTCTGCGTAGGGTCGAGACGCCGGAAGAGCTCGACGCCTTGGTGAACTCCCTGGGAAAAGGCTTAGAGGACGAGACATCGTTGGTCTACTACGATTCCGTTTCGCTGAGACGTATCGTGCGCTCACTGGCCGTTCGGTTAGTGAAGCTGACGAGGGAGAGCTCCTCGAGCTCCTTGTCGCTGAGCGCTACCAGTGGGTCTTGAACCCGTCCTTGACCTCGTCCTCCAATGGCCACAGCAACCCTTAGAATCAACGTCGAAGGCGGCGCAGACCTAGCCCGAGCGTTCGGCCAGGTGCAGGGCGTCACGCGACGGGCACGCGCCGCAGTGGACGCAGACGAGCGTCGCTCTGCGGCTGAGTCCGCACGCCAAGAGCGTGAGAAGAGCAAGACGGCGGCACGCGAGGCCCAGGCGCGCGTAAGGGCTGAGAAGCGAGCCCAACAGGAGTCAGCTCGGGCGCAAAAGGAAGCCACCAGACTGGCCGCAACCGAGTCCAAGAAGCGGCTGAAGCACGAAGAGGCGGAGGCGAAGGAGATCGAGAAGCTCTCCAAGGCTATCTTGACTGCCAAAACCAACGCCCAGCGCAAGGCCTCTGTCATTGCCCTCCAGGAAAGCCAGAAGCGCATTGATGCCGCAAAGCGCGAGCTCTCCGCGCAGGGTCAGTCCTCGCGCAGAACAGACCGTTCTGGCGGAGGCGGAGGTGGAGGCGCCGTGTCCGCAGTGGGTCGCGTCGCATCAGAGGCTCTGGACAGAGCTCTGCAGCTCCATGGGGAGAGGCAGGACGCGAGAGGACGGCGAGCCGGGATCCAACACGACCTCAACAGCTCGCTCTTCCAGGCCGGAGCCGACGCTGCGTCTGCATCCTCACTGCGGACGATGGTCACGGACTTCGCCAAGCAAGAAGGCATTTCCTCGGAGACGGTGACAAGCGCTCTCAGTGCGGCGCAGACCGAGTTCTCGGTGCTCTCCCGCACTGACGAGCAGAAGAACCGCGGCATGTCTGTGCAGGACGCCATGCGTGAAAACATGATGGCCTTCCTGAACAACACGCGCCTCGCGGCGAACACCTACCAGGATCCTGGGCAGGTCGCTCGCACCGCAGGCATGCTTGCTCAGACCGGCATGAATGGCGACCAGCAGCGCATGACTCTGCTCACGCTGACGGGCCTGGCCAACCGAGGCGCGATTGAGCTAGGGGGCGTCACGAGAACAGCCTTGCAGCCCATCCAGGGACGCATGGCACAGGCTGTAGCCAGGCTTGGCCCAGGTGCCACCGAGGCCCAGAAGCAAGAGGCTCAGCGCCAGGCGATCGTGCAGACAATGGCAGAAATGGAAGTTGGTCGCTCTGTTGGCTTTTCGCCCGGAGAACTTGGGAATGCTTCTGTCCGCATGAATTCCGCGCTCACGAGCGACATAACGCAACAGAAGATGCTGACAAACCTTCGCCACGACGGTGCGCGTGGGCAGGCAGCCATCGCCAAGCTCTTTGAGAACGGTCATTTGCGATCCCAATATCAGAGCATGCTGGGCCTTGCTGGAGGACTAAGCGAGGTCTATGGCACAGACACAACGGCCGTGCAAAACGTCTTTGCTGGCGGAGGCCACGGCAACGTCATGTCCCTGCAGGCCAACTGGCGCCGTGCCCTCGGGGCCATGATGGGTTCCGGAGAGACGGTTCGGGCCTTCATGTCCGGTGACGGAAGGGACTTCACGGAAGAAGACGTCAACCGCGGATCTGCTATGCGCAGCGGCGAAGAGCAAACCAGGCTCACAAGGGAGTCCGAGACAAAAGATCAAGCTCTTGCGGACAACACCAACGCACTCACGCAGCTGTCAGACAGGCTTGCGACTTGGATGGCAGCCCACCCGGCGGAAGCAACGATGCTTGGAGGCGAGAAGGGCTCCGCTGCCGCAATGCTTGCCCAGGAAACCTCCACAAACCTCGGAACCAGGCTTGCGCAGAACAGCGCTTCCCACGGCGGCGGTGCGATCGGCAATATCATGGCGGCCATGAACCCCTTCACGCTCGTGGCTGCGATCAAAGACGCTGTCATGAGCGGCAGCCGCGAGGGCATCCAGAACGCTCAGATCACCGCCACGGTTGACCCGCATGCTGCGTCCCAGGCAGCAGGCGGTGCGGCCAGTGAGAGGGCTCAGTAGCCATGCCCGAAGACTTCTTCAGCCGAACCCTAAACCGCTGTAGCTTCCGCGGTGTCGAGTTCCCCTGTTCCTCCTTCGAGGTCCAAGGCGGACAAGACGGCGCGGAGCACACGGCATACAAAGGTGACGGGGCGGACATTGAGCCCACGGGTCGCAAGGCCTACTCGGGCACGCTCACTGTGCCGCTCTACAACGGCGTGGACGACATCCAGGACTGGTTCCCCGAGCGGTACTACGACCTGCTTGGCGCCCTCGAGGAATCGACCGTCGGGCGGCTTTCGCACCCAACGAAAGGGCAGTTTGACGTACTCGTCAAGTCCTGGGACGAGAGCGGCGATGCCAGCGCACGCAATGGCGTCTCGCTCAAGATCTCTTGGGTGGAGCACAACGCCAGTGCGGGCAAGCTTGTCGAAGGCTCCCGCGAAAATCCCGAGCAGTCCGTGCAGACGGACTCCGCAGCAGTCGACGAACTGGTGTTGGACTACTACGTCAACACGCTGCAGATCACGGACATTGCGCAAGCCCCGGACAACTTCCCCTTCGCCGAGTCCACGGCAGCTTCCCTAGAAGGAATCTCCGGAAAGAGCGTCACGCGAGGGCAGCAAGAGCAAGCTGTGCGCTCCATTGCGGACGGGGCTGCCGCGCTCATTGCCTCGCCGGACGTCGAAGACCTGGAGGCCCACGAGCTAGTGCTTGCGGCTGAGAAGATGCTGGCCAACGCCTACAAGCTCCAGGACAAGCTCTTGCCCAACGCCAGCTCTGCCCGCGTGTACACCGTGCCCAGCGACATGGCACTCTGGCAGATCGCCAAAACGCTCTACGGCGATGCCTCGAAGACGGGCTTACTCGCGAGCGCCAACGCCATCCACGATCCCTTGCGCGTGCCCGGTGGGACCAAGCTCAAGGTGCCTCCACAGTGAGCGAAGATGTCGAGCTGATCTTCTCGGACGGCAGCACCTGCCGGGTCTGGGATCGGTACACAATCTCCGTGGACATGCTCTCTTCGGGCCTGCCCTTCACCTTTTCGATGTGGCGCTCCGAACGCATCGGCAACGACAACGAGGTCTACGCGTGGTCGGAGCTACTCGACAAGGCGCGGCTCTACAGCACCGTGCAGGTGACCATCGGCGGCTACGTGCAGCTCTGTGGCGTGATCGAAGAGCGGAAGGTCCAGCACACACGCAATGGGGCCATGCTCGTGGTCTCGGGCCGTGACACTTCGGCCTTGGCCTTGGAGTGCGACGCAGACCCAAGGACCGTACAGAACGACGCGGGGCTGACCGATGCGCTCAGAGCGCTGTTCACTCCGATCGGCATGCCCTTCCGTGTGCTCAACGAGAAGGAAGCACGCGAGGCGAGACAAGGACGCAGACGGCACGGTAGCGTGAGTACTCAGACCAGGAGCCACCGAGTCAAGCACCATAGGCCGCGGCTTGGCGAGAAGGTCTGGCAGGCTGCGGAGAGCATCGTGCGCCGGTATGGGTACATGATGTGGACCGCGGCGACGAGCGAGGGAGTGGCCGTCGTGGTTGGCACTCCGGACTACGAATCCGCTTCGGTGTTCAACCTCACGATGGAGCTCTCGAACGGTCGCCGAACGGACGGCAGCGACGTCCTTGAGGGAGAGCTCAGCGAGAACGTGCGTGGGGTGCCGACGGTGATCCGGGCCATGAGCCGAGCACGCAGGGGCAACAGCTCCGCGCAGCGCTTCCTGGCCACTCAGACCAACAGTGAGCTCCCCCGCTACGACAGCGTGGCGAGCCCGATGCCCACGGTGGCGAAGTACATCCAGCCACGCCGCTCGTGGACCTCGGCTCATGCTCAGCAGGAGGCAGCGCGCGAGCAGAACCGGGCAATGCGCGACTGGCGCCACTACACCTGCAAGGTCAAAGGCCACTCCCAAGAGATCAAGGGACAGTCGGTCCTGTACGCACCCAACACCATGGCCGACGTGCGAGACGACGTGCTCGGGATTGAGGAGTCGATGCTCATCCTCCGCGTGGACTTCGAGGGCTCACGTCAGGACGGTCAGACCACACGGATCAAGCTAGGACCACGCGACGCGATTCAGCTCACGCCAGAGGACGAAAATGCCGACCAATGACGGGACGGAGTTGGAGTTTCAGAAGGTCACGGCCACCTCCCTTGGCGACCAGAAGCGCGTGATGCTGGCTCAGCTCCAGGGACTCGGCGACGAGAGCGACGACGAGAACGCTGAGACCACGGACGACGCAGAGGTCGTGCAGCCACTGGGGCTTGCCGTGCGTCCGGACCTCACGAACGAGACCGAGGCCTTGGTGTTTCGGGACGGCTCAGAGGTCGTAGCAATCGCGCTCCTCGACAAGAGCTTGACACCTCGCCTCGATGAAGCCCCAGCGCTGGCAGAGGGCGAGACAAGGCTCTATGGGGCCAAGGAACGCGCTGCAATGGTTCGGCTCAAGGACGATGGCAGCGTAGAGGTGCGGTCGAAGGACGATCAGCCCATCACGCTCATGGCCAACGACGCGACGGTGGTCATCAACGCAAGCGGCGACGTGGTCGTCACGCCTAAAAGCGGACAGAAGGTCTATTTGGGCGGGGATTCTGGCACGCAGCCTACTCCCCTTGGCACCGACCTGAACACCTACCTTGGAGAGCTACGGGACGCGATCAACCAGCTCCGAAGCGACATGAGCACAGTAAAAAACCACACCCATGTAACGTCATGCGGCTCCGGCTCCGGCTCCGCGGACGCTTCCACGGGGCTAGTGGCGCTTCCAGGAGGATCCGACGCAGGAGACCCACCGGCGCTTTCGGACACTGTCGAGAACCTGTAGCAAGGCTTCAGGGCCTGTAGCGCTGGCCGCTTCCTCGAAGCAAAGCCGCCAGCACCCTGCTTAAGCGCTGGCTCAGCGGAAAGCAATAGTACTCAACCTTGCTTTCGAGCTTCCTATTCGGAGGGACGTCCAGCGTCG